GATCGCTGATGTGACCAAAAATCTCATTTCCAGCCACCTCTTGTGCTCTTCCATTCCTGCGTTGCAAATACCTGTCCTTTGCCCGTATAGCGGGAGCCAGCAAAGTGTTCAGGCAGGAAGTAGTGGCTCGGATAAACAGTGAGATCAGAGAATTCATGCTCATGCATTGTCTGAGTGATTCTTGCTGGCCCTGAGAACTCCCAGGCCATCCTATCGCCTGGAGTGTCGTTTTCCAGGTCTTTGATGATCTGGCCAATGAACGGATGTCGTGGGACTGATCCGACCACACCGTTTGCGATCAAGCATGGCCGTTTGGTTTCCGACTCCCAACACGCAAATAGATCCGGCTCCAGCAGCCAGTCCTCCAGTGGTCTGACACACAGACTATCAGCGTCTAGTGCGATCCCACCGTGGTTGTAAAGGATCTCCCACCTCATGCAGTCAGCAACACCGCATAGCTCTCGCTCCCAGAAGTGCCGCATATGCTTGGCAAGGAGCCAGCCTTCTTTCAGATCGCTGTTGCCCCAGACCTTAACCTTGTAGTCTGGATTTTTGTCGATCCATGACTGGATCTCTGTTGCTGGTCGTTTGGACTCATCTCCAACCCAGACAAAATGAAGTCGTTTTGGTATCAAAAAAAGTGCCTCCACGCAGGAGGCACAATCGGGGAGACACCCAAGGAAGGAGCACCCCAATTGTGCCAGATTCATCGGACAGATGGAAACAGCAGTTCCGGTTGCTTCTTTGCACCCTTCAGCATCAGTTCCTGTGCAGTCATCTCGACCATATGTTGCCTACCGTATCCAGGTGACACGAACTTTCCAGGTTTCATCCAGTGCGGAACCCATGTGATGCCGCGAAACACATAGCAGTCGGTTGGCAGTTTCATGCGATGGTTTCCTTGATGAACACCCCGTTAGGCATCAGAGTGCCTTTCCGGTCTTTGATCTCGTCGTAAGCACCTTCCAAGCAGTCCAGCATATCCAGCCCTGCAAGCTCACAGAAGTTGATCATGCAGACCAGAACATCACCCACAGAGTCGGCAGTCAGAGCGACGTCTTTCTTGGCAATCCCATCTGCCAGTTCACCCATCTCACTGACCATTTTCAGGAACTGAGCGTTAGCTGTTGAATTTGGGATGATCTGTCTGGCCCGACTCCAGCCTACAACCCGCACATAAAGCTCATCGAAAGACATTGTTGCCATGATCAGACTCCTTCTGGATTTTTAGGAACTGAGACATGAGTCTGGCTTGTGCTGCCATTTCCACCAACAAATTTTGCGCTTCGTTGTAGTTTTTGTTCAAAAGTTGGATCCACAGATTTCCAATCATCTGATTCAGGGTCAGCCAGTGCGACGACCAGTCCACCGGGTTGTTGAGCATCCCAGAGTCGTTTATTGAACCGGAATGCTCGTCTGTCTTCTGAGTTGAATGATCCAATCTTTTTCTCCGTGTCATCGTCCATTGCTTTGATAAGTGCTTTTCGAAAGTAACTCACCTCGATGTCCATGTAGTGCAGATAAGACTCGAGCGCATCTGTCCACAGAAAATCGTGAGCGGTTAAGCAGTCAAATGTTAGTTTGAAGTGTTTTTCTCCGAATGGTTTGAATGGTTTGATGCAAGCATCACGCATTGCGGTTGCAACAACCGCTGCGATCAACCGCTGCTCTGGGATTGATTTGTAGACCTGATCAAGTTCTGGTGTCACCGACGATCTCCTTCTTTAGGTTGTCAGGGATTTTGGGAATGGGAAACCAACCGATGTACCACTTTTCTTTCCCGTCCCACCATCCTGTTGTTGCAATTCCAGCCTTGTTGAGTAGCTGAACCTTCTTGTTGATTGGACAGGTGTCCATCGTGCGAAAGAATAGCGTTGAGTCTGTCTGTGCGTTGTCTGGCTGCATCAGTCCCCCAGCAATGCGCCGATGGATGTACGCTGATCTTTCTTGGCAAACTCAGCAACGAGTTCTGCAAACCGTGTCAGTTGCTCATCTATGACATGATGAGTGTGTGAGATGCAGTTTGGCTGGAATTGCCTGGACTCCTGGTCGATGATGAATCCAGCCTCTGCTGCCATGCGGATAATGTCATCGCGTGTCATCCGTTCTTCTCCTTCAAGATCTGTTCAGCAATCAGCGCACCACCCGCGAAATGCACGAACGCTGCCGAGTCGTGGTGCATGGAAGCCCATGCTGCTTGGATCTCTTCGTCGGTCAGCTCTTGCCATTGGCGTGGGGCGGTGTAGAGGGGGTGCGTTTCAATCGCGTAAGGTGGTGGCTCGGATGCTGTAACCACCCACCTGTCGAACTCGTTATTGACGCGCGCTTTCCATTTCCACGCCACCGGCTCCTGCTCTGGCTGCGCCAACTTCTCGCGCAGGGCAGCGAGAACTCGCTTCCTTTTGCTCTCCCCATTCGTTCCGTCATACACAGTCAGCGCGTCTAATGCCTGCTGCATCAGTTCGCGGTCACTCATGATGTATATCCATCCTTCACAAGTTTGTGCAGTGCTTCAGTCAGCGCACCGATCAGTTGCAACCTGTCTTGTGTCGGGCTGTTCTTGATCTTGAACTGCCCACGATCTTTCCAGAACAACACAACGATTGCTGTATCTGGGTTTTCGTCGATGGCTTCATAGAGTATTTCCGCTGCGGCTTCTTTGTACTTGTCTGTAATCGCTACCGGTTGTAGTTTGCTCATACATTCTTCTCCTTCAGTTTTGCTTCGATTGTCATTTCTCTCCCCTTGCTCTGATCATCGCTGCCGCTGCCAGAGTACCGTAGCCTTCGATCCCGGCCTGCTCACACACCTTCGCACACGCCTCACGCTCGGCGTCAGCGACAAGATATGCAAAGTGCTCGATGTCCCCGTGCAGGTTGAGTCCGTTGTCCTCGATCAGTCGGATAAGTTTTTGGTCAGTCATTTCAATCTCCAATCATCCGACCTATGTTAGTGGGGTTTCTAGCTCCTCATCCGTCAGCCCTTGCCATTGGCGCGGAGCCAACGCGTCCAGCGCCTGTTTCATTGCTTCGATTGTCATGCGCCTTCCTCCCGGTAGTCCCGGATGCTCTTGTCTTCCGTGCAGTTCACCGGGATGCAAGTCGGATGCTCCCAGCCCCTGGCGTTAGCACCTGGACGCAATTCAACACCGATGTCCTCGTAATCTGAAGCCTTGAGAGCTTCGTCTGCATTGGCCAATGCTGCTGCTTTAGCTTGTTTTTCATCATCAGCAACAACAACAAACTCAAACGACATCTTGACTGTAAAGAGTTTCATCTTCGCTCCAGTTTTCCATCGGGGTTTGCAGCTTCTGCTGTCAGTGACTGCACCGGAACCTCGTATGTGGCCCAGGTTGCTCCGCAGTCCTGACATTTCTTCCTTCTCCAGATCCACCAGAATCTGGTGTCTTTCCTGGTTTCCAGCGTCTTGGAATCCCAAGATCCACACTCAACGCACGTACTCATCCTCAACCTCTACCTGCAACGAATCCAAGACCACTTTGATGTTGACCTGCGCGTCCAGGGTCGCAATGAACTTGAGATGATCCGGGCAATCCTTCTGGTTCTGCGCCCATTTGATCGCTTGCAGTGCGATTGCAAGGGTTGATGCTTTGATCTTCATTTCTGCTCCTTGTTGGTCTCATCAGTACCGGCTTGACCGGCAGACCGGCTCTCGCCGGTTTCGACCTATCAGGATTTACTGCTGTCGCAGATACTCGACAACTTGCTTCATTCCCTCTGCGCTAACCGTCCACTCTGGGATTCCACCATCAAGGCAAAGACCGTTGCTGTACTCACCACCAAGGATCGTGCTGGTGTAGTACCGGCTGACAAACTGTCCGCGACCCATAGAGGACTTGTGGTCGAATCGACTATCGTAGAACTCGACCATCTGCGCTTTCTCGTTTGTTAGGCAATCATCTCGACCATACTTATCGCCGGTGTTTACGACTCGAATGTTGAACTTTTCAATCTTGATCATGCTATGTGCTCCTGTTGTGTGTGTCGATGGAGTAACTTTACATGAACCTTGCAGTCCTGTGTGAACTTTCTGCAAAATATTTTTTAATCGACAGCGACAGGTCTATAGATTTCCTTTATAGCCAGCAGTTGACCCCTGGCCTCCGGAGTGCAGTCCCGTCCGTCTGTAGCGATGTGGTGATCCCAGATGTCTCTGAGCCTAGTGTCGTGCTTGATGCCTATGCGGAGCAATAAGACAGCCTGTGCTGACTTTGGATGCTTTGCCCAGTGCAACGGATCGTATGCTGGTGTCCTCGTCTGCCTGACTGCTGACTCTATGATCCGCTGGCCTTCTGGAGTGATCTCTTTCGCTGGTGGTGGCAGAGCAGGTTTGTGTTCTGGCCTGTTGTGTTCCTTGCAGAGCTTGATCCACTGAGCAAGTGACGGAGGCCAATCCGGAGGATCTGTCCTGAGATGCTCCAGGACTCGTTTAATGACCTCTGGTGACGTTGATCGAAGCTGATCCTCCCACGCCTCTTTAGCAGCAGCAATCTCGCCTGGAGTCGATCCAAACTGAGCTAAGACCTTCTGCTTTCCCCAGAGCAGACCAAACCGCTCGATCAACCGTTCGCTATAGCTTTGCATCGCACATCCTCCAGGTCGATGACATTGCGCCCCGTAAGCTGATCCCAGAGGTCTTGCTTCTTCCTCTCAACCCAATCAGCCTTAAAGCCTCTCCAGCCCATCAGCACCATGTGATCCAGTGCTTGCTCTAGCGTCCATCCTGCTTGGTGAGCTTCTGCCCTGATCATGTTGATCACTCTGGGAGTGACGATTGCTTTCTTGACCTTCCTGTGTTGTAGGAAGTAATCCCAACACTCTTGTGATACGTCTTCTGGTTTCATGTTTGCTCCTTGGAATGCGTAGCATAGATCGTTCACTGCTCTAGGAGTGATGATATTTTTCTATTGATCTGTGCTTGTCTATAGCTCTGTTGTTGTCTGAGCATAGTTCCCCCAGGGTGGAGCGCAACATTCTTTGCTCTACCTCTCCCATTCTCAGCATCTAGTGCTAGAACCAGAGTACCCGGAGGCTGCTATTGTTTCGATGCCTGGGTGGTCTACCACCGCTGTCCCAAGCGTCTACACCAGTCCCTAGCAGACAGGCTGGTCGGCAACAATTCGGGTGAGGATTGGCCGGTGTTTTCTTCCGCGCAGCCCATACAGGCTCTTGATCTCGCTCGGAGTGCGGTTGGCCAGGAAACAAAAAAGCCCTTAGAGCTAACCCCCGGTGGAAACCCAATCTTGGGGATTGGGCGGGAGGTAGCACTAAGGACTCTCTGTCGGTTTCCACGCCAACAGAGCAATCTTACATCAGAAGCAGGTTGTGTTGCAAATCCCCCCGTAGCAACAGGTGGTACACATCACCACTCTGCCGTTGACAAAGTAGGTCGATGTCATGCAGTTGGCATGAACCAATGTAGATGCAGTCAACAGCAATCCAGCAATCAGCTTCTTCATCTATCGCTCCTGTTATCGACACATTGCAAAAAACGGGTCGTATGCGCTCCTGGCTTTCTGCTTTTCCCGCCATCGACGCTTGACCAGTGTGTTCTGCTCTCGGGGTGGCCTGGGAAGATCCTTACCCTGTCCAAACTTGTACATCGGCAGCTTGATCCGACCGTTTAGGATGACCTCCCAATCGGATATGTAGATCATTTTTCGCTGGTGCATACGCCTAAGAATCGACCGACAGAACTCAACAGACAGACCTGTCTGCCTTGCAAGCTCCTTGGCTGTCATAGGCTCCCGCTGCACCAACACAATCAGGTCGAGCAATGAGTCTGGCAGACTCACTTTGTGCCTACCAAGTTTTGTTCGAACAACACCAGAATTGTTTTTCTCCATGCTGCTTCCCACGCTTCCTTCCTTTCAATGTGATCCAGTTTTGATCCCTGATCAATTTCATAGTGACAAGACACACACAGAGCAGCGACATAGCAGTCGTGTGCTTTCAGCGCCATGCCTTTGCCGTACTCACTCCAGTTAGCATGAGCAGCTTGAGTCTCGTTCTCCTTGCCGCAAAGTTGACAAGGCAGACTGGCGACTGCTCTAAGCAGTGGTTTGCTTCTGAACACGATGCCACCTCATGATTTCACTCTCCAACAACTCCCGACCGTCCTTACCTCTCGACCGTTCAACACCGTCCAGGATCTCCCTCCTGGCCTTCAACGGTTGAGAGAGGACGAATCGAGCCTGACAGTACATAGCCCACTCTTTCGAGTGCAGACCGACTACGCTTCCGTCTGGTAGATGCTTGGCAACTGCATTATCGTGTCTCTCTCCACACGCATAGCAGACAAGGATTCCGTCCAGACAAGACCCCTCTCCGTTGCCCATGCAATCACCTGCTCAACGTATTCCGAGAATGCAGCAGTCGTCATCCCTGTCGTTGTCGGCTCCAGTTCGACCATCTGACCACCTGGAAGCTCACGCATACGCCCTGGCAGGAAAAGAGTCTTGAAGTAGATATGCCAAGTCTCAGGAACATGACCTTGACCGGCTGGTAAGATCTGCTCGCTGACAGCTTGCAGAACAGCCCAGTAGAGCGAGTTCTGAGCGGTTGAACGATTGGGTTTAGAGATCGACACCACCCAGCCCGGTTTAGCGTCCTGTACGGCCTTTAATGCCATCCTACGGGCATCCTCGTTTGTCAGCGGGATCAGCATGATGTCAGTCTCCTGAATGCTTCTGCTGCCACTGCTGGAACTTGTCCATTTCCAATGGCTTTAAGTCTGTCCACC